CGATGCTCGCTTTCGTGTACTAGCGGCAGGACGTCGTTTTGGTAAAACACATCTGTGTCTCAGAGAACTGGCAAGATTCGCCGCACAGCCAAACAGAACTATTTGGTACATTGCACCTAGTTATAGAATGGCAAAACAGATTATTTGGAATCCACTGAAAGAAAAACTAATGAATCTTAACTGGGTTGCAAAAAAAGACGAAAGTGACCTAAGACTAGACCTAGTAAATGGCAGTCGTATTGCACTGCGTGGTGCAGACAACCCTGACAGTCTACGTGGTAACAAAGTAGACTTTGTGGTGTTTGATGAGGTAGCGGATATTCATCAAACAGCATTTTATGAAGTACTAAGACCAGCACTTGCAGACAGCGAAGGTCATGCACTGTTTGTAGGTACACCAAAAGGACGTAACTGGTTTTATGACTTGTACAACAGTGCGCAGAGCATGGAGGATTGGAGTGCATACCAATACACTACAGCAGAAGGCGGCAACGTTACGCTGGAAGAACTTGAAAGTGCCAAAGCGCACATGGATGATCGTACATACAAACAAGAGTTTGAAGCAACTTTTGTAGAGTTCTCAGGTGTTGTTTGCTACAACTGGACAAGACTACTTGTCAAACCAATAAAAACAGATACACGCAATATCGTTGTAAGCATGGACTTCAACGTGAGCCCAATGTGTGCCGTTGTGTACATTAAACATGCAACAGGATTACACGCAATAGATGAAATCGTAATACATGGATCTAACACAGATGAAATGGTAGACGAAATCAAAACAAGATATCCAGAAAGTTCAGTGACTGTATTCCCTGACCCAGCAGGTGTGCAACGCAAAACCTCAGCAGGTGGACGCACAGATATCAGCATACTGCAAAACGCAGGATTCAAGGTGTTGTACAAGCGACAGCATCCAAGAATAAGAGACAGAGTCAACAGTATCAATGCGCTGATGAAAACTACTGATGGTGCAACACACTACACAGTAGATCCAAAGTGCAAGAGCCTGATTGAATCATATGAAAAACTCACATACCGAGAAGGAACGCAACAGATTGACAAAGACTCAGGCTATGACCACATGTTCGATGCTGCCACTTACGCTGTTGAATACTTGTTCCCAGTTACTGACATGAGACCAAAGCCAGAGAAGCCTAAAACCTGGGGTTTGGCAGTCGCATAAATATTGATAGGACGTAAACAATGATTCCATATACACAACTTTCAAATGTACACGAAGCCTACAAAGATCACCACGAACGTTGGAGATTCTTGTACGCTAGTTACATGGGTGGTGCCAAATACAAGTATGGCGACTACCTAACACGCTACGTTTACGAAAGCGAAGAAGAGTATGTCAAGCGCAAGATGGAAACACCACTTGACAACCACTGCCGTAACGTAATCCAAACATACACCAGTTTCTTGTACAAAGACGGTGTAGCAAGAGACCTCAGCAGTATCGAAGCAGATCCGGCACTACAGCCATTTCTGCGTGATGCAGACTTAGATGGTCGCAGTTTCAACGCATTTATGAGAGATGCAAGCATTATTGCCAGTATCTATGGCAGTGCTTGGATTGTAGTTGACAAACCAGAAACAAATGTCATGACTCGTGCGCAGGAACTTGAGCAAGAGATTCGTCCATATGTCAGTGTTATTTCACCACTCAACGTTATTGATTGGGAATGGGAGAGACAGCCAAACGGCATTTACAAACTGGTATATGTAAAGGTATTCGAAAGTGTAGTAGACGAAGACACACATGTATATCGCATCTACACACCAGACATGACACAGGTTGTAAGTGTTAACACTCGTGTAAGTGATCCAGAACTTGGTGTAAATGTAATCCAAGAAACAGAAAACGTACTTGGTATGGTACCAATGGTTGTACTGTACAATGAACGCAGTCATACACGTGGTATTGGTGTCAGTGACATCAACGACATTGCTGACCAACAGCGTAAAATCTTTGATGCACAAAGTGAACTGCTACAGTTATGGCGTTTAAGTAACCATCCTAGTTTGGTTATGACAGCAAACACAGATGCACACGCAGGCGCAGGTAGTATTATTACAGTAGATGAAGCAACACCAGAAGGACTACGTCCATACTTGCTACAGCCAAACAGTCAAAGTGTAGATGGGCTACTTGCAGGCATTAATGAAACAGTAGCCGCTATTGACAAGATGGCACACCTAGGTGGTATTCGCAACAACACAGCCAGAACCAGTTCAGGCATTGCTATGCAAAGTGAGTTTCAGTTACTTGCCGCTAAACTAAGTGAAAAAGCCAGTTACCTAGAACTAGCAGAAGAACAGATCTTCCGCTTGTGGGCACAGTGGCAAGGTCGTGCGTTTGAGGGTGAGATTCGTTATCCTACAAACTACAGCATGAGAGACACACAGTTAGAACTGCAGAATATCAAAACAGCAAAAGATGCGGGCATTATGAATCAAAGCCTAGCAAGTGCGCTGGATATTGCAGTAGCAGAACTATTGGTTGATGATGACCAACTCAGAGAACAGATTCAAGACGAGATTATGGGGAGAGCGGCAGAGGAGTCGCAACAGGATGCAACAATGTTACATCCGGAAACAACAGCCGAAACTGTACTTGCTCATCTAGATGAGATGATTGCAGAAGGCTTGTCAAATGAAGAAATCAAACAGTTCCATCCGGAACTTACGGACAGTTTAATCGATGAAAGACGCAATAGAGTATCATCTCAGGGAGGATCAGGGCTATAGACGTTGGCATTTAGGTAGAGCCAGAGCAACAGGACCTACCAAAGATTGGGTATATGGACTTGCAAGTCCGCATCCAATAGCGCACAGATTAGATCACTATAAACCCAATGGACCTGGTATTATAGTTGGATCAGAAGGCAGAGAATGCTTTCATTGGCGAGAATGCAGTGCAAAAGTTTATGAAATAGAGCCTAACCTGAGTATGATTCGTGCTAATATTAACATTAGCGCAAACGACAGTTTTACTGCACATCATCTAGATCATTTTGTTGAGGAGCAAGTGGACTGGGTTAAGATTGTAGTAAATGCAAAGACCCAAGCCTGGTGTATGAAACACTGGGATTGGATTATGCAACGCAGTGTATTAATGTTCTTTGAAGAACCCATACACTACCCTGTGGATTGGGACCTTGATACACAGTGTATTAAGTTTAAGAGGAGAAGCAAGCAATGGCTATGCACCACAAAAAGAAGAAAAAGCGTAAAACTAAAAAGGGAAATCGCCGAGGTTAAGCCCTTTATAAATATATGATACATCAAGGAGTAAATGATGGAAGAGTCAACACAACAGTTGGACAGCACTGTTGAGCAAGAAGTAGCAACACCTGCTCAAGAGGAAAATACAAAAACTTTTACACAGGAAGACCTGGATAAAGTTGTTGCGGAAAGAGTTGCCAGAGAGCGTAACAAATACGAAAAGAAGTTTAGCGGTATCGACTTAGACAGATACCACGAACTAGTCTCTGAGCAAGAAAACAAAGAACTGGAGGCACGCAAACAGCGCGGTGAGTTCGAAAAGATTCTTGAGGACACAGTGTCCAAAAAAGATACAGTGATTTCGGATCTTAGAAACCAGATTCACAGCATCAAAATCGAAGGTGCTCTGTTGAATGCTGCAAGCAACCGAAAGGCGGTTAATGCAGAACAAGTTACACGCTTGTTACAAAACCAAGTTCGTCTCAGTGAAGATGGCGAAGTAGAAGTTACCGATGCGCAAGGTAATGCTCGCTACACAGATGAAGGCAAACTGATGTCAGTAGACCAGTATGTCGGCGAATGGTTAGATGCAAATCCGCATTTTGTAGCCTCAACTCCAGGAGGCAGTGGAAGTCGCAGTGCGGCTGAACAGACAACAAATCCAACAGAACAGATTGACGTCTCTAAGTTGGATATGAACAATCGTGCTCACAGAGAGTTGTACAAAAAGTACAAACAAGAAAGAGCATCTGCCAGATAATAGGAGAAACACATCATGGCAAACGAAATCGGAAACGGAATCACCAGTGTGGTAGGTTCAGAGCTGTATGCAAATATTGTTGCAGAAGCAATGTATACAGCAAACGAGCGTAGTGTAGCAAGAGAACTTGTTCGCATGTTCGACATTAGTGCAGGTCCAGGAAAAACTATCCAAGTACCTGTATACCCAACAATCGCGGCAGCGGCTGTTGCAGAAGGCGATGACCTTACAAGTACAGCACTTAACCCAACAAGTGTAGACATCACAGTTGCTGAGTTTGGTGTAATGACAGAAGTTACAGATCTAATGGCTTCATCATCAACAACTAACATGGCGGCTGATGTAGGCTTCATCATGGGTGAAGCAATGGGCAAGAAGATGGATGAAGACGTGTTCGCACTGTTCTCAAGTTTCACAACTTCAGTAGGTGACAACAACGACGCAGAAGAACTAGACGCAGATCTAATCTTCAAGGCAGCGGCAACACTTCGTACAAACAATGCACCAGGCAACTACTTCTGTGTAGCGCATCCAAAGGCTGTTTACAACCTAAAGAAGACACTTGTAAACAACGGTGCAAACATTGGTTCACTAAGTGACGTCGGTAACGAAGCACTTCGTACAGGCATCATTGGTACAGTTGCAGGCGTGACAATCATTGAATCAACAGCAGTTCCAACATCTTCAGGTGATGGCGCAATCAACGCTGTATTCAGTGACCAAGCAATCGGCATGGCAATGAAGCGTGACATGAACCTAGAAACAGAGCGTAACGCAAGTCTACGTTCAACAGAATATGTTATGACATCTGCAAAGGGTCAGGCGATTCTTAAGAACACATACGGTGTACAGATCATTACAGACGCAAGCCTGTAAGATAAACAACCAGGAGGGGTGTAACAACCCCTCCATTACCTAAGGAACGACAATGGCTACAGCAGATATGATTACTATTTCAGACGTTGAAGAATATCTACCTGATGTTCTAAACTACGGCATTCTCAGTTTCGATGACAGTTTTGAAAAAAGTCGTCAGGACATTTTTCGCAAACTGCGCATTGAATGGTGGCCCAGAGCTACATATGGAAATCATGATATTAGTGTGCTGGGTGACGAATATGAAATGGACGAAAGTAGACTCACAGAAAGTCAGTTTACACGAGCATGTGTGTTTCATTGTTTAGCCTACTACATTATGCCTCAACTCACAAGACACGATCCAGAGCGTGACAGATTCATTGAAATGGCTGACTACTACAAGTCACGTTTCAACGAAGAGTTTGACGCAGTGCTAAAAGACGGTGTTGAATATGATGACAACAACGACGGCACTATCCAAGATTCAGAAAAACAACCTCATCATTATGGTAGACTGGTACGATGAGCAAGCGAGAACTAATCGCAAAAAATATAGAGCAGGTACTTAAAGATGCTAGAGACCCTAAACCGATTTACGTTACAAGGGAGACATTGGATGTTGAAAACCTTGCCAGGAGTCAGTTTCCTGCGATTTTTATTACTACACAGAACGAAACCCGTGAGCCTCTTAGCCAAGTTGGCAATAGTGGGAGTAGGTTTGCCAGTATATTTTTTGTTATTACTGCTTATGTTACCGGTGGCATTCTTGATACGCTTCGTAATGACATTGTGGAGAGAATCGAAGAAGCACTGGTTGCAGACGTAACACGTGACAGCAACGCACTGGACACACAGGTGATTGAGGTACTTGTAAATAATGAAGTAGAACCTCCCTTTGGTGAGGTGAGCGTCATTGTTAGAGTAGACTATACTTACAAGAGAGGTGTCCTATGATACAAATGATTCATAAAGCAAGTGGTAAGATTCGTGACATCAAACCAGATCACGTTGAAGCAAAACTTGCTAGAGGTTGGGAACATTACACAAAAGCAGGCCCAGCACCAAAACCTAATAAAAAACAAGTTATTGTTAATGAACCTGTTAACGTTAAAATCAAGCACGATGAACTTATGCTTGAAAGTGAACAGGTTGAGCCAACAGAGGAGTAAACCATGGCAGCAATCAGAGGAACAAGTGGTGTTCTACAACTGGACAATGCTTCAGATGCAAAGACCACACTTGCAGAACTAACCAGTTTCACACTGGATACAACACTAGACACACTAGAAACCAGTGCTATGGGCGACAATGCTCGTACATACACACACGGCTTAACAACATTTACACTATCAGGTGATTTTATCCTTGAAGATGGTGCAAGTGACGATGAGCAGTATTCAACTATTGCCGCACTAGGCTTTGCAAGTGGTGACTTTACCGCTAACGATCCAAGTGCAGGTTTTGATCTATACCCAGAAGGTGGACCTACCGGAACAGGTAACATCAAAATCTCAGGCACAGCAATCATTACTGGTCTTAGTGTAACTTCAAGTTTCGATGGTATCGTAACATGTAGTTTCACAGCACAAGGCACAGGCGCTCTTACATACGCACAGATTAGCTAATGCGAGTAAGAGTTAGCGTCGGCAGTGTTGCCGCTGTTCAACGTAAGTTAGAACAGAACAGAGACAAAACTGTAGATGAACTGGCTAAGAAACTATTGGCAGGTGTTCGTAGAAGGACACCTGTCGATACCGGTCTAGCAAAAGCCAGTTGGGAAAGACGCACAGAAGGCGGTGATGAGGTTATTGTTAATACACAACCTTACACTGTTTTCTTAGACCGCGGTAGTAGTCGTCAGGCGCCACGTGGTATCACTAGACCAACAATTAGAGCAGTATTAACACGGAGAATATAATGCAAAACCCAGTATTAGCGAAAGCAACAGAACATTTTAAAGACCGCATTAGTGGCAAACTTGAAAGTTACCATGTAGAAGCATGGGACACAACTGTATACTTTAAAACAGTAAACAGTTTCAAGGACGAAAGTAAAATCTTGCAACTACACCAACAGGGCAAGATGACAGAAGCACTTGTAGAAAGTCTTATTGTCAAGTGTAGAAACAAAGATGGATCATCTATGTTTAGACCAGCAGATAGAGTTACACTGTTGAATGAAGTTGACCCAGCAGTAATTATTGAAGTTGCAACAGCAATCAATGAAGCAGGCGAAAACTACCAAATGAACTTGGATGAAACGGAAAAAAACTAGAACGAGATCCGGAACTCATGCTACTGTGCCGGATTGGTCAAGAACTTCACAAGAGTCTTGAAGAAGTAGCAGAACTGAGCCTACCAGAGATGGAGATATGGATAGCATACTTCAACTTACAGGCTAAAGAAACGGAACGGAGAGCAAAACTTGGCAGAGCAGGTCGTTAAACTTAGATTAGATACTAGTGGTTTTGACAGAGCATTGAGAGGTGCTACTGCCGCTCTTGCTGGCTTAGTAAGTGTCAACACACTGCGCAGTATCACACAAATCACTGCAAACTTTGAAGATTTGCAGGATACACTCACAAGTGTTACTGGCAGTGCGGCACGAGGCAGAGCCGCATTCAAAGGCATTCAAGATTTTGCTACTCGCACACAGTTCAGTGTTGAAGATCTTACACAGGTATTCATTAAACTGCAAGGCGCAGGCATTACACCAACAGAAGAACTACTAACAACATTCACAGACACTGCGGCTGTAACCACTGACCAGATTGGTACACTCACAGCAATCAGTGACTTGTTTAGTAGAACAGTAAGTGGTGGCTTGGGACTTGAAGAACTCAACAGACTGGCTGACCGAGGCGTTCCTGTGTTCAAAATCCTAGAAGAACAACTAGGACTTACAAGACTAGAAGTGAGTGAGTTTGGTAAAACCGCAGAAGGTGCGGCAAAGATTACCCAAGCACTTACTGTAGGACTTGATGATGCATTTGGTGGTGCAACTGCACAAAAACTAGACAATCTAAGCACACTGCAGAGTAACTTTGGTATTCAGTTACGCAATACAGCAAATATTTTTGGAACAGAACTTAGTCCTGCACTAAAAGAAGCGATTGCAGACCTAACAGAGTTTCTAAACCAGAACGATAGACTTGCCGCAACACTAGGCGCCGGATTAGGTGATGCTATTCGTGTTGCAAGTGAAAGTGTAAAGTTCCTAGCAGAAAACTTTGATTTGTTGCGAAATGCAGTTTTGTCTTTGGTAGGTGTGCAGTTATTTAGAAACCTACAGAGTATATTTGCTAGAACCAGTAGTGATGTTTCTAACCTTAAAAACAAAACCGGTTCATTAAGTACAGTATTCAGGCGTTTTGGTGAAAATCTAAAGAAGTCTGTTATAGGACCTATCAGAACACTGTTTCCTATTCTAGCAAGATTTTTAAATCCTTATACACTGTTAGCGACAGTTACATTAACATTGGTTGATCGCTTTTTTGGTTTAGGTAAAGTAATATTCATTGTTCGCGGTTTGTTTGGAGACTTTTTAGGTTTCTTAAACAGAGTGTATCAAGGTATTAGACAGTTTATTGCAGATGCACTAAATCCACTTATTGAAGGCTGGAACTTTTTAGCAGGTGCTGTTAGTGACGCTACAGTAAGTTTGTTAGAAGGTGCAAAAAGTCTAGGCGTTGATCCTGGAGAACTGCCGCTTGTAGGCAGAATAGCAGAACTTGCCGCAGAATACGATGCATTACAACTTGCACAACAAAAAGCAACAGAAGATGCGCTAAAAGTTCCGGATGTGCCAGGTCTACCAACTGCGTCAAATGACAACGGCACACCTACTACAGGTGTTGCAGGACCAACACAAGCAGAACTAGACAAGCAAAAAGAAGCATTGGATAATCAGTTCTTACAGTTGACACAAGCACTGTATACACAAGAAGAAGCAGAAAGCATTGCATACCAAAACAGATTGCAGATACTAGAAGACTATTACTTGCAGAGTAATATGACACAGGCAAGATACAATGAAATCAAAGAGCGTATTGAAACTGCACACAGTAAGAAGATGGCAGACATTGCTAAAGCAAACTATGACAAACAACTTAACTTGTTCAAGAGTGGTAAGTTTGCAGAAATAGATTTTAGCAAGTTCAGTGAAAAAGAGAAAACTAAGTTTATCGTTGAAGGTGGTAGAGAAGCACTAGATGCCCTGGGTCAACACAGTAAAGAAGCCTTCCAACTTGCTAAGGCAGCCGCACTTGCAGAAGCGGTAATCAATACTGCACAAGGTGTTACCAAAGCACTTGCACAAGGTGGTCTGTTTGGACCATTACTGGCAGGTGTGATTGTTGCCGCAGGTGCCGCACAGATTGCAACTATTGCAAGTCAGCAGTATCAAGGTAGACAGTTTGGTGGACCAGTCAGCAAGGGCAGACAGTATCTTGTTGGTGTGAATGGACCTGAGATGTTTGTACCAGCAGGTAGTGGTCAGATTGTACCAAACAGAGGACTTGACGATAACAACGTTGTCAACATTAACTTCAACATTCAAGCAGTTGATGCACAGGGCCTAGACCAAGTAATCCTGCAAAGAAAAGGATTGATAACTAATATAGTGAGAGAAGGAATGGAAAACCAAGGTAGAAGGAGTGTTGTATAATGGCGCTATTACCAACCACACCAAAACCTAATGGTGTAAACATTGAAACAGTCAGTCAAAATGTTACTACATTCGCTCTCAACGGACGTAGACAAACAAAAAGCCAAGGCGCACAGTATTTTAAGTTTGACGTAAGATACCCAAACATGCGTCAAGAAGACAGTCGTCCTCTTATGGCTTTCATTACAGGTGTCAAAGGACAGTTTACTGCTTTTACAATAAGATTGCCACAGATTAGTCAAAACAGTGCAGGCTACACAGGGTCAAATCCAGCAGTGAACAATGCAAGCGACTATGCAGTAGGTGCAAGCAGTGTAGACTTTGATGGCGCAAGCAACAGCACAGCAATCCTAAAAGCAGGTGACTTTATTACATTCTCAGGTCACAACAAAGCATACATGGTCACATCGGATGTAACTAGTGATGGGAGCGGGACGGGTTCAATCAGTTTTACTCCAGCACTTATCACAGCGGTAACCGATGACGAGACAATCGCAGTAAAGGATGTAGACTTTACTGTTATCTTAGATGACGACAGCACTACATTCAACCACGGATTAGGCGATATTACAGGATTGAGTTTCACGGCTAGAGAGGCATTGTAAAATGGCTCGCGGACTAGCAAGTGCTATCAAAACCGAACTGGCAAAAGATGCATTCATTTTTGCTGACATCGTTGAACTGCACCTTGACCCTGTACAGAAACTTACAAACGCACCATTTAGTATCACCGCAACAACTACAACCGGTGGTAGTGGCACCTACAGCGCCAATGGTGAGTTTTTATCATTTGACCTTGTAAGTGAAACCATTGACGCAAGAGTAAACCAAATCAATGTGGTGCTCAGTGCGGCAAGTTCAACATTTACAAACTTGTTTTTGAACAATGATTATCTTAATCGTAGAGTAGTAGTATATAGACTGTTTTTCGACAGCAGTTACAGTGCAATAGGCAGCCCAGTCATGTTGTGGGACGGCGAAATCGTCGGCTATAAAATATCAGAAAATACTAAAAGTGCAACTATCAGCGTAACCAGTTCAAGTGTGTTTTACGACTTTGACAGAGTAGCAGGTAGACGCACAAACGA